TGCAATTTCAATAGCAGGTTTATAGTTAAGCTGCATATATAAAGTAAGCTCTTCATCATTTTCAGGTAAAGAATCAGGGTCCATTGTAAAAGGGTCTGCCCCTGTCATATCTTTAATATCTAATAGGATATCCTTAGCAGCCATTTGACCTTCAATCATATCCTGATACTTAGTTCTCTTACCTTGAGATAAAGCATCTTGAGCGTATGCCTTAACCTTGAATAATCGGTCAGACATTCCATTGACAACTATATCTACAAATTTTGGAAGTATAGGGACTGGAGTCCAGTCTAAGTTGAGGTAAGATAAATCTCCATCAACTGCTAATTCATTTTTATATTTTGCAACAGATTGCTCACCTCTTGCATATAAACGTAGTCTATGAAAGTCTCTCCACTGAGAGTAATAACGACAACCATTACCATCTTTTTTAAACCACTCATACTGTATCGCTTGCCCTATTTGTAAGCCAAACTCATCAGTGGCTTTTTCTGCATCTGACACAAATTGGCTAGGGAATCCTACAGATGAAATTTTTACTTTTACTTCTTTCATCTATCTTATAATATCGCTTGTTAATCCCTTGTTGGTATACCTTGCAAAGTTAATGGAAATTTTTGAGCTTTTCTTTTCAGGTGTGTAAAGATGCTTCTGACATGCCATGATAGCTAATCCACTACTAATAGAGGCATCAAACCTAGTTCTATTACTTATATCGAATTTAGCCCAATCTTCTAATGTCCTGGTAAAGGGCATAGTACCCATTAAGTCAGAATCTCTAAATGTGTTTTCCATATCTAATCCTATATGTTTTTCTATAAAAGACTCTATTGCTGCAGCGTGAGCTTGCTTCACATCTTCACTAGAGTTAGGTATACCTCCTAATTCTCTTTCTGTTCTTGATAATTTATTATATGTTTTGTCAGGTCTGTTTAAACTAAATCCTCTATATCCTCTGTTTTTAAAATGATATAATAATCTAGGTTTGTTATTCTCCACTAGTATAGGCATTCCATAAAACACACAAGCCATTAATACTTCTTCAAAAAATATCTCTGCTGTTTGAGGTCTAGCAACATATTCTAAAAAAAACTCATTGCTAGGTGCTTCATCCATATTAAATTTAGTAAGCCCATGTAAAGCTCCGTTAGACCCTCCTCCTCCTACAACTCCTGATATATCATAACTATCACACCCAAAAGCACCTAAGTGTTCGTTCCCTGGAAGATTCTTACCGTTTCGTTTTATCACTCTATTCTGTAGATTTTTATTAGGTGTCCATGAAACCCTAAACCGACCTCTATTATTAGGTGTCCATACTACAGAAGAATCTTTAATACCATCCTTCCAAGAAAAAGAACCTTGAGTAACGTGATGTTCTGTTATCATAGAATCATTGTAATCTATCTGCTGATATATTTTTGTTAAATTAAATAATGACTGCTTACTCTCATCTCTAAACGCATGAGATTCTGTTCGAGGAAACTGACGATAAAATTCATTTAAAGCATCTGGGTCATTCTTTAAACTGTCCACTTCCGCTTCCCAATAATCTACCGCACCATTATCTATTATCTCTCCATCTACTCCTATTGTTTTTGTTTCAGGTTTCCTAAACACTGGCATTCCATATCTATCTATAAAACCTTCCATATTCCATTCCATAGGAATAAATAAATTATATAATCCGCTTTTAGTTTGCCCATTAGAATTTCTACTGGTTGCGTCTGAATCTTCGTAAAGTTTTTTAAAGTTACCACCACCTTTACTCAACGCATTAGAAGTGGAACCCATCATGCACTTGCCTATAACTCTACTTCCTAGTCTAAGACAAGTTTTTGTAACCCTCCAGTTATTAAGTATATTGTTAGGCTTTATCCATTTTCCACTTTCGTCATGCACCAGTAATAAAAGCTTTTCACCATCATAAGAGTTATCATCTGTATTCTTCCAGTCAATTGTTGTGTCTAACCCAAGCAACTCTTCTTTGTCTGAATCATACATATTCTTTTTTGTTATCTTAGATGCAGGTATCCTAAAAGCAAGTTCTGTTTTAGGTTTATCCATACCGTCTTGTATAGGTTTAAAAAAGAAAGGTAATCTATTAGCTATAGGAACTACTTTATCTGTGAACATCTTCTTGGAATCCGAACCTGTTTTAGACAATATACCAACTCTTGAATCTTTTGCAAGAGTACCTGTATTTACACATTCTGAAGACCCCATGTAAGAGAATCCTGACCGTCTTATTTTTAAGTATGTCATTCCAAAGCTCCTACTATCTGCCTTGCATGCTTCCCAGAATATGTAAAATATTCTATTAGCTTCCCTGTAATCAGGATACCCAACATCAATACTAGTCCATTGAAGATACATATAATGAGCACCAGTTATATACGTTGGAAGTCCATTATTCATAAACCAATAGCCTAGCTCTCTGCTATCAAACTCATTCTCAATATAATCTACCCAATTATTTTTAAATTCAGATGGCATTTCATTCCATTGAAATATAGATTGAATTTTACTTAGCTGTTTAGGAATATCTATTCTCTCCCAATATTGGTCTTTCTTAGATTTAGACCTACTATGTATTTCTTTAGGCTCTTTGGGTAAGCCAACTATAACGCCTTGTATATTTAGTATATCTCCAAGTTCTCCGGTTTTTGAAATGCATACAAAATCATATTTTTTATTATAGCCGTAAGTCCAGCTTTTATTTCTGTTCTTATTAGTAAGCACAGATTTAGGAATATAGTCTTCTAATATTTTATATAAATCTTTATTTTGACCTTCGTTCTGCAAATCCTTGTTTTGTATCTACTTTTTTATTTGTACCAGATAAATCTAGAGCTTCTCGTTCTGCTTCTATTCTGCTTAATATTTCAAATGCATCGAATATAGCAAGCTTCTTTGTTGCTGCAGCATTCTTTAATCTATCTGCAGACAAGTCGTCTTCAGGGTCATGCTTAATAATCGCTTCTTTTGCAACTTTAATTAGTTGTTCTACCGCTCTGTGCCCTGCTTCTATTATCTTTAACTTTATTTCTTTTGATTTCATTTTTAATTCTTTTAACTTTCTTCAAAGGAATATTATCAAATTCATCATCATCCATCCAGTCCCACTCTCTACTCATAATATCATTGTAATTTGATGGTCATACATTCTATAAAGTTTATCTCCATCGACTTCAAACTCATATTCACTGTCAGGCTTAAAGGATACAATATCTCCTTTTGAAACACCTTGACTAATTAATTTAGTGTTTGGATAAATCATTTTGCCAACTAGAGGTTCTTCTTTTGTATTCTTAAATATAATTGATTCTTTTGTTTTTATTGGTTTAACATAGCAATACCTGTCATGAGCATACCAATCATCTCCCTTCTTAAACATAAAGAACTGGTCTGAATCAACTAGAAATAAGTTATCTTTTAAAAAACTTCTTCCGCTTCTACGTCTTCCTTTTATATCGTTGTAGAATTTAAAAACATTATGGTGAACTAGAAGGGTGTCTCCTATTTCTATAGGACCACAGTAATTTATAGGTAATGATTTTACCTCTGCATATCTATTAGAGTATGTAGCATCCTCTTCAGAAGAGCTTACTAGAAAGTCTATACCTCCAATATTTTTAGTATTAGCGTATCGCTTATTATCTTTTGGGGTAACTATAAAGTCTGTGGGTGATTTCAAAAATTTATATTATATTCAATGGATACAGGCATATCCGAGCTAAACTCCTTCCAAAGAATTACAACATCATTGTCCTCTATGTATATTTTATAGGAATTTAATTCAGAATCAAATTTGATTAAATGAATCTTATGACTTCCGCTAAGCACGTCTTGTCCTACTATGTAATGCATAGCCCCTGACTTATAATCAGGACCGACAGATATTTTTCTTATATCCATTATTTATTTAATTTAATTATACATTAAAGCCCATTGTCACTAAAGTATCTCTTATTTGGTCGTACCAATACTGCTCAGGGTTTGCAGGGAAATTATCTAAATCTACTGACCAATACATTCTTGGTGGAGTGCTTGTCGTGTAATCATTCAACATAGTTACATTAGTATATGCAGTAGCAGGTATGCTAAGTGGCTCACCTGGGTCTCCTGCAGGATAACTATCACTAACTGGAGGGTTAGTAAAGTTTGCTGCGGCTAGCATTCCATTAGGTGATACTAAAGGAGCTATAGTACCAATACCTGAAAGTGTATGGAAAAACTTAGACCTGTATATATTAGTAGTCCCTGCTGCAGTTTCAAGTGTAGAAATAAAACTTCTAACAGCACCTATATCATCTACTATATTAGCATTTGTAGCATTCTCTCTATTTTCCCAACAAATGCTTCCACCACAATCCATATAATAATTATCACCTCCGCCTCCAGATTCATCACCAAAAGCAAGAATCACTACATTGTCAGCATCTGGATAATATCCTCCAGGTCCTATAGTATCTCCAAAACCTTTATTGGCAAGCATTCCTATTTGTCTTTCTTCAGCACTCATCCCCCAGTATACACGAGACTCAAAGTCATCACTACCGTTAGTAGCTCTGTCTGTATTTCCACTTGCTTCAGTTCCTCCTGTTGCATAGAAATCTTGAAGTAAGTTTCTTAAATTAGATGTGTCTGCATAATCAGCAGATTTAAGAGCGTCTGTTAGATTAAAAGTTAATTCAAATCCTGTTCCTATTTGAGCAGGTAGTGCTACAGGAGAACCATTAGCATTTACTAAACCAAAGTGTTCTGGATTATTTTGTCCTGTTACAACGAAAGTTCCTGCAGGTATCCCAGTTCCAGTTATTTCCATTCCATCTCTAACTAATAAAAACGCACCAAAAACACCACTACCAACAGAAGCATCAAAATTGGTTGCTAGCCCTACATTGAAAGTTGACCTTGTTTTTATTACAGTTGAACCACTTGCAGTAAATGAAGAAGCTATCTTTATACCTGTCATACTAGCTATCTGAGATGTCACCTCTATTGTACTGTTCATAGACCCACTAGTATCATTCCAAAACTGGAAGAAAGTATTTCCTGTTACTGTTAATCCTGAGATTGTAAAATCTTGAGTTGCTGATAATCCATCATTATCTGTTACTGTCATAACTACATCAATATTTCCTCCAGGATACGTTCCTGTTAGCGTTCCTGTGCAATCGCCATTATCTGTAAAAGTTAACCAACTAGCTCCTGCAGCAGGGAATATCTCTACCCCATCTACTGTAATAACATAATCTAAATCTGCACATGGTGTATTGTCATCACTTGTTGTCCAGTTATATGTCCAAGTGTCGTTTGGTTGCAAGTTAGGATATTTTTCTGCATTTACAGGGTCTGTAGATGTCCATTCTGGTCCGACAGGAATAATTGGTATTACCTCTATCTCACCTGTTAATGTCTGAGTTTCAGTTCCATCTACTGTAAATATTCCTCCTGGATTAGTCGCAGTAAAAGGAGCGGATGCTTTAAACTGATATCCTGTATTAGCTAGTCCGTTTGTTATAAACTGATAGCTAACTCCTGGTTGTCCTTGTTTAGTGTCATTTAACTCATTACCTGACAAAGTATAGTTTGGTGCACCTGCAGTATTATCTATAATATTATTATTAAAAGGATTTAAAGTTACTGTTACAGGAGCTTCAGGCTCTATAGCGTTTGTTTTTTCAAAATAGAATGATAACTCCATATCTCCATTTGTTGGAGTTATTCCTGAGTTTTGACTGCCTTCACATACTACACCAACATTTTGAAATGCGTTTAAAACAATACCTAAATCAGAAACATCAACTTCACCTCTTGGATATGATTTATCATAAAGGTCAGATATAACAAATAAATCTTCCTTTTTAGAATAGTTAGCAAAATTAGAAATAGCATTATTAGCAACTGTACCTATAGATACAGTCATTGTATCTCCTGCAGGAATATTCATAACAGTATCCGAAACCCAAGCCCATGTAACTAATTTTAATTGTAAAGTTACAGGAACTCTCCATAAAGGAACTTGTGTAATAGGTGTAACAGCCGATGTCCATTCTAAAAAATCTTTTGAAAATTCAGGACCAACTCCACCACCTGTATTACTTCCTATTGCTTTAAACATTCCATTTACAATAAATGTTTCTGATGAAGCAGGAGGGGTAACAGTATTTAATATATAATCAGCAAGACCAGCTATAGTAAACGTTTTAGTTTGTAACTCAATCGGACTTGATAATCCGTCTGTTCCAATTAAATAATCCTCTGGGTTAATTGGATTCTGATTGGGGTAAGCTAAAGTATTGCTAATTTTTGCCATCTTCTATTCTTTTTCTTTTATCTCTCCAGTCTGGAGATTTATAACGGAATCTTCTCCGTATTTTTTAATAAGTTTTTTTTCTAAAGAAGTAAAGTCTGTTCTTACAGTATTTATTTCTTTAAGCACTACATCTTTTTGTAATGCTAAATCTCCTAGTTGGTTTTTTAAACCTCCGAATTTAGTGTTTAATTCTTGTAAACGTTCTAATTCTTTTTTTGTAATTGATTTCATTTTATTATAATTAAAGTTATAACGCAAAGGTAGTAAAAAAAAATAAGTCTATTGTTTTGTCTTACCGTACTCTCTTAAAGTAAAATATCCACCAATTGCAGTAATTCCCATAGTAGTTAATAAAGGTATATATGCCTCTGCTAAAGGCATTCCCCATTGAGAAGTTATAATAACAATATCTATAAGAATAGTAAAGTTAGCAACAACTAAAGGTCGTATGTTTCTTGTTAGTCTGCTTCCGAACTTCATATCGTACTCCCATCTCTTGCTTATCTCTATTTCACGCTTTGATATTTCTTGTTCTACTACAATATCTTTCTCAAGTTCTTTAAGAAGTAAATCCTTATCTGTTTGAGATATACTTGAGTTACCTCGTATAGCATCTCCTAATTTATTTAGACCTTCTACCCCTGTTACTGTCCCTAATATATTTAATATTTCCGGACTTACTCCGGCTATAGTTCGAAGTAAATTACCTACAAAAGTTCCTTCTCCCCCATTTTTTCTTAGTTTTGGATTATTGCTCATAACTATTCTATTGTTTTATCCCAGCGAGATTTTGTTTTTCGTATATCGTAATGTGTAAATGTATTATACTTACCTAAACCTCCTTGAAGTATATGTCCATGCTCAGTTAAATTATCTATAGTTTTATAGATTTCAGAAGGAGGAATATCTGTAACTTGGATGTCAGCAGCTTTTCCTAAAATATGTTGTGAATTTGAAACTCCACCTACTGCTTTATTGTGCTTAGCACACCTATATGCATTAGTAAGCTTTATAGGTTTTCTTATAAAATCTCTTATTGTTTGTAACTGAGCTGCAAGTTTTTGTACTTCAAACATAACATCTTGAGGCATTTCACAACCGCACTTACATTCAAATTCAGACTTATTAAAATTATTTGTTAGTTTTTCTTCTTTCATTATAACTAATCCATATTCTTTGAGCCGTATATATTATAGAAGCTATTAATAAAATTAGTTTTAGAGCCATCTCAACTTGAGAAAATGAGACAGCTAGGCTTAAGAAATTAAATGCGTAAATTTTCAAATCTTGAGTGTTCATTATTTTTTGATAATTTCGTAAGTAACTTCAATATCCATCAAAGCACTATTAGTTTGTATATATGTTTCTTTTACCATAGTGCAACAATATCACCAGCAGTAGTTCCTGCATTAAAAACTTGTATTACATTCACAGGAAAAAATTGTCCTGCATAAGCTCCTACAAATGTTAATATATCACCTCCTGCTGTTTGAACTTTTACTGAACCTGCTGACCCAATGTATAAAGCACACCCATTATTTATTCCATCTGGATTAGATATGTTAGGAATTAAATCAGTATCACTTGGTGTTACTGGAGCTGCTCTGTTGGCTGTTAGTTTTGTATATGCCATCTTTTATTTTGTATAAGGGAATTTTCTATTTAAACTATCTCTTCGTTCTTTACATCCGCAAGGTCTCCCTGTCGCCTTACTTACTGTATCAACTACTTTTTTAATTCCTGTTGCTGTAGTGATTTTTTCTATTGTATCACCTAATCCTTTTGATTTCATTTTATTTATTTTTACAAGTGCACATTTTATTAGGACATAGAATAACATTAAACATAAGTTTACCTATCAACCAATTCCACGCACATTGAAATTTACACCAGATGCCTTGCATCCAGAGTCCTAACCTTACAAAAGCTCTACCCATTTATTTTCTAATAATAGAACCTAGATGTTCGTGTACCTTACCATCTTTTATACATTTGTGTTCATAGCTCATGCTATGGTCTCCACCGTACGAATGTCCGTAATCTTTTTTAGACATTGCTTTAGATTCATCACGTCTGCTTTTTAAAGACTGAGATTTTTTTCCATTTTTCATTCCTAAAGACTCATCAAGTCTTGAATTGTATCCTTGTTTCATAATATATAGTTTTATGTCCTTCTAGCTCTTTTAGCTCCTGCTGCTGCTTTTCTTGCCATTCCTTTTTTTCCGTATTTATTTACGCCAATAGAATATGCAATTTTTTTAGCAGCAGTTTCTGATTTGCCTTGTGACATTAATTTTTTTACTAAGGTTTTAAATTTTCCCATACCACAAATATACTAATATTTTCCTTTACGATTTTTTGGGGATGATTTAGTTGAGCCTCCCTTTCCTGCCCATAGATTTTTACATGCCCAATATCTAGCTGTTAGTTTAGATTTAGCAGTTCCGCACTTATGTCTAGCCTTAAAACTTTTGCGTGCTGCTGCAGAATAGTTATGACCATATCCTTTAGCTCCAAAGTGAATAAGCTTTTCCTTACCACCTTCACATGCTTTTACCATTTTCTTTTTACCTGCTCTATCAGAGCGTCTAGGCTTATTGCAAGCCATCTTACTTTTATCTGCCATACTATGCGTTTTGTACTTTAGCTGCTGATGTATTAGCAACAAATTGTTTTCCTTTCTTACCTGCTTTCTTTTTCTTTCTAGCAGTGGCTGCTAGCTGTCGTTTACTTAATGATTTAGCTTTAGATAACGGTAGACACCTATCAGGATTTTTTTTATTCTTAGAAGTACCACAAGGACCTTTTATCTTTCCGTCAGTTCCTATACGAACCCATTTCTGGTCACGCCATTTTTTTAACTCACCCATTAGTAACCTGATTCAGTCATTTTTTTATTTGGATTATTCTTCATGCTCCCACCCATAGTTTTTGCAAATGTGTGTGCTTGAGCTTTTCCTACTGCATTGTAAGGAAAACTTTTTTTCATTGTTTTGCCTGTATCAGGACAACTATAACTTACTGTTGGCATAATTTTTATTTTTTATTTTTTAATGATTTAAGCATTCGGTCAATCTTTGCAGCCTGACCTTTATGCATTGCTGAAGCTTTTTTTAATTCACTAGAAATCTGTTTTAATTTTTTTGCATCCATAATTATTTTTTATTTTTACCC